CGGATTAAGTAGATATGCTAAAGACCCAAAGAAAAGAAGTTTTAGTTCAGAGTTGGAATCATTTAAAGATTTCATTACTATATTGAAAAAAACTTTTGATGCAAAGATTTATTTTAAGATAGGTAATCACGAGGAAAGATATGAGCATTATCTTTGGATGAAAGCAGGGGAGTTAGCAGGAATAGATGATTTTGAGTTAGCTAATATAATTAAGGCAAGAGCAGAAGGAATTGAGATAATAGCAGACAAAAGGATTATGAAGGCAGGGGAACTTAATATCATTCACGGACACGAATATTTTGGTTCATTCAGTCCTGTAAACATTGCCAGAGGTTTATTTACAAAAGGTAAGGTTAGTGCTATGCAAGGGCATAATCATCAAACAAGTGAACATACAGAAGCTGATATGAATGGTAAGATTACAACTACTTGGAGTGTTGGTTGTTTATCTGAATTACATCCAATGTATATGCCACTTAATAAGTGGAATCACGGATTTGCATTTATTGAAATAGATGGCGAGGATTTTCAAGTTCAAAACAAAAGAATATATAAAGGTAAAGTTTTATGATTCCAAAAAAAGTAAACAAGATGACCTTAGAGCAACAAGAAGCATTTTTATTAGAAAGGCTTATGGACTTACAAAACAAAGAACAGGTATACAGAAGAGCATTGGCACAGGTGCGAGGTAAAACGAAGATTGAAGTAAGTGAAGCAGAAAGGATGGACTTATTAGAATTAAAGGGTGGAGATTAAAGTTATATATAAAAAGTTAGGCAAAGAGAAGGTTTGGGGTTTAGCAGATTCCACAGGAATAGTATATTTAGATAGCAGATTAAAAGGAAAGAAACATTTAGAGATACTTATACACGAAACATTGCATCTATTATATCCAGAAGCAGAAGAGGATGAAATTGTAAACAAAAGCATATCTTTGTGTAACATAATTTGGAAGCAGAGGTATAGAAGAATTGAGGATGATAAAAAAGAGCCTTTGCAAGATGGAACGTTATGAAGAAACACACAAAATTATATTTAGATTATTTTGGATATGTCAAAGATGATTTTATGTGTTGTGAAATCTGTGGTGGAAGAATGGTGGACATTCATCATATAGATTGCAGAGGTATGGGTAGCAGCAAGAATAAAGATGAAATCAAAAATCTAATGGGTTTGTGTAGGTCTTGTCATATCGAATATGGAGACAAAAAGCAACATACAGAATTTTTAAAAGAGACGCATCAAGCATTTATAGATAATTATGGCAAACAAAATACATCCTACTGCAATAATTTGTGATAATGTTATTTTAGGTGATAATAATGTTATTGGTCCTTATTGTGTTATAGGAGAAATGGCAGAACATAGAAGATGTAATGAATTGGGGAAAGTTATAATAGGTAATAACAATATAATCACAGGATTGGTAACAATAGATGCAGGAACAGAGTTTGTTACTACTATTGGAGATGGGTGCTATATAATGAAGCACTCACATATCGGACACGATGCCACTATAGGAAACGATGTAACGATTTCTTGTGGCGCAAAGATTGGTGGACATTGCGTTATTGAATATAAAGTAAACATTGGTTTAAATGCAGTTATTCATCAAAGAGTAACTATACCAGAAAGATGTATGATTGGTGCTTCTGGATTTGTAGGTAAGAAAAGTATTTTAAAAGCAGGTTATAAATATGCAGGAGTACCTGTAAAAGAATTAGGACATAACGGATGAAAGTATTAATTGGATGTTTAGTTTATGGGGATAGACCTTTAAATATTATTCATAGGAATCTTGAAAAAGCAGGATATCCATTTGAAGTTATGTTTATAAATAAGGAAGGCATTGCCAATGCTTTAAATGAAGCTATCCTAAAGTATGAGAATTATGATGCCATAGGATTTTTAGCAAATGATATTGAAGAGCCACAGGATTGGTTACTAAAAAAGGTAAATGCTTTACAAACATATTATCAAGCTGGAATAGTTGCAAGTTCATTTAGTCAGATATACGCAATAGAATCCGATTTTATAATATCAAATTATTTAATCTCAAAACAGGTAATAGAAGCTATCGGAATGTTTAACTATGAATATTATCCTTATGGTGCAATAGATTTAGAATACTGCCAAAGAACTTGGATAGCAGGATTTAAAACATATTATGTTGTCGACTGCATTGCTAAACATATAGGAAGTCACGCAACAGGAGATGAATATGGATACAATAAAGAACAAATGGTTATGAAATATTGGAGCAAATACATCAATGAAGTAGACCTTTATAAAAATAAAAGTAAAAATATTAAGATATGGCAAAAATATCTGATAGTAGAAAACTAAACTTTGGCAAAAGAAAAAAAGGTAAGTCTAAAAAATCATATAATAAAAATGATAGAACAGAACGCAATTACAGAGGTCAAGGTAGGGGAAATTAAAGCTAACCCTAACAACCCAAGAATCATAAAGGATGATAAGTTTAAGAAACTTGTAAAATCCATTCAGGAGTTCCCAGAAATGCTAAAATTAAGACCTATCGTAGTAAATGATGATATGGTTGTCTTGGGTGGAAATATGCGTTTAAAGGCTTGTAAAGAGGCAGGGCTAAAATCAATACCTATTATAAAGGCAAGTTTATTAACAGAACAACAACAGAAGGAATTTATCGTTAAAGATAATGTAGGATATGGAGAATGGGATTGGGATGACCTTGCAAATAATTGGGATGCCGAGCAGTTGACAGATTGGGGATTGGATATACCTAACTTTGAAGCAGATGTGTTGGAAGCAGAAGAGGATGATTTTGCAGTGCCTGATGGGGGAGTTGAAACGGATATTGTTTTAGGAGATTTATTTGAGATAGGAGAACATAGGTTGTTATGTGGAGATAGTACGGATAGTGATTCAGTTGCAAAGTTGATGAATGGGCAGAAGGCGGATATGGTATTTACAGACCCTCCTTATGGAATTAGTTACAAATCTAATAAAAGAAAGGATGAATTTGAGTATATAAAAAATGATGATGTAATTGATTGTTCGTTTTTACCAATTATACCAATAAATGATAATTCAGCAATTTATGTTTGGACCAGATGGGATGTTTATTCAAAATGGATTACATTAGTTGAACAAAGTTATAAAGTTACAAATTGTATAGTCTGGATTAAACAAGCAGGTGGATTAGGGGATTTAGAATCATTTTGGAATCAGCACGAATTTGCTATTTATGCAGTAAAAGGTAAAGTTAAATTAAGGGGTATAAGACAAGGCAATACTTGGGAAACAAAAGACCATAGAAGTAAAGAATATATACACCCAACACAAAAACCTGTAGAATTGGCAGCAAGAGGTATTGAAGCAACATCTGACATAAATAATATAATTGTAGATGTTTTTCTTGGTAGTGGGTCAACAATGGTTGCATCGCATCAACTTAAACGCAAATGCTATGGGATGGAACTTGACCCTAAGTATTGTCAAGGTATAGTTGACAGGATGGTAAAACTTGACCCAACATTAACAATAAAAAGAAACGGAGAGATATGGCAAAAGAAGATTTAATCCCATTTGTAAAAGGTCAAAGCGGAAATCCAGCAGGCAGACCTAAAAAGTATGTTAGCCTATTAAGGGATGCAGGATATAAGCTATCTGAAATAAACGATACTATACAGGTAATGATGGCAATGGACTTGAATGAACTGAAATCTGTATTTGATAATCCAAAGGCTACCATTCTGGAGAAAACAATAGCTAATGCAATGCGTAAGAGTTTAAGCAAAGGCTCTTTATATAGCCTTGAAACACTTTTAACAAGGGTTTACGGAAAGCCTAAAGAACAGATGGATATAACAAGCGACAATAAGATAGAGGTTGTATTTGTTAAGGGCAAGACCATATTATGATAATTGAAGTACCTGAAGCACATATCAACCAAGACAGAATACTTGAATCAGAAGCAAGGTTTATTGTGGTTATGTGTGGCAGAAGGTTTGGTAAATCTGAACTATCACAGATTAAGATAATTACAGAAGCTGTACAGGGAAAACAAATTGCTTACATCACAC